AATACTCGCCCCCGGCGCATAATCCCAGCCATAATCAATGCCCTTAGGGATAACGTGATTATTGCCCGCTCTATCCTTATATATAGAGACACCTTCATCGGGTGCTTGCGCGCCATCATATTCTTTGGCGGAAACAGCTGTAATCCGGCACCGACAACCCCAACCATTGGGCGGAAAATGCGTTTGCCAAAATGGATCATCGTATCGCAATACCAGCCCAGACCATGCCACATGCAGCGGGCGCGGGTGCGCGACGGTATCGTTGTGGATGTATTTCCAATAAGGACGAGACTTTAATAAATCCGGGTGCGTTAACTGTGCATAGCGACCGGCGGCATAACTAGCAGAAAGATTGGTTTTATAGATAATACGTGCCCGCCAATCGCGGCCCGACTTAGTATCTGAGCCCGTCCAGCCTTCCCAGCCGTGCTTTTGCACAATGCTTTCAAATTCCTTTTTAAACCACTGAATACTTTTGCCTTCCTGAGCGGCTTTATTAATAGCCGTGTGTAAATCAGCCAATAAATCCGCTTTGGTGGCTCCTGCGACAACAAATGCACGATCGTGGGCGCTTTTTAAAATGTCATCATAATGCTCAGTCGGTAAGTTGATTTTATTGCGTAAAAAATCGACCTGCTCTTGGAATGGCTTATTGAATTTACCATCGCCACGAGCATTGAAAGCGATTTGGGTGGGGGATAGATTAAGCGGCATAATCTTTATATTGCTTAGGCAACGACCATAGGTTTACTGGCGGGAATTTAAAATCCGGCCAGATTGGTTGTTGCTTATCACAGCCAGACCATTGCGAGGATGTGCGCGATATGGTGCGCAATGCGCACCCTACATTATTTGCCTTTGCTAACATCAAACCTGCCCGACAAATCAGCCGCTGCAAACGCCAACGTCATGACGTTGGTCAGCTTTTCGCTGTCCAATTCTGCATAACTACTTAGCAGATCATCACGCAGCGCTTCCAGACTATCAGCGGCTTCAACTTTGGCGCGGATAGTATCTACCCAGCTTTTAATTGCGGGCCCAGCGGCCTCGGCTAATAAATCAGTTTGTGAATCGGTCGATGTAGGGTCGATATCGGATTGCTCAGCAAACTGGGCAGGATTGTCCACCTGCCCAGGCTGGCTTTGAGCGGGGGCTATTCCCCCTTGGGTTATATCCGGTACCGGTGCAGGTTTTTCCTCGTAACCCTCGCCATACTTATCAGTCACGTACTTAAGCGTTGGTTTAAATCCCATATCAAACAATGTTTTATCCTTGTCCGCCGCGGCTTTTAAATCTTCCGGAGGCTCAGTTTTACGCCAAACTCTGGGCGGTGCCACGCCTTCACCGTCGTTATAAAATGTCAGCCATTTAGCGACGGTACGGTTAAACGATCCACATACTAAATCAGCATCTGCTTTAATCAGATCCTCACGCACCTCACCGGCATTATCCTCACCGCCCAGCCGGCCAGGCGTGGAATCGGCACCGGCAGAATGCCCCAGATATACCTTTGAAATCGATGCATTCATCCGGTCATAAAGTGCCGTGTAATCGGCAGTGCCGGAACGCGCGGCCTCCAGAAAATCAACCTGCATGCTCTCAGGCATCGTTATTGCGGTACTGGACGAAATAGCTGCCAGAGCCTGCAATAATTTCCTATTTTCGGAGCCTTGCGGATCAGCCCCCACTGGATATTTACCCACCGCCGTCGGCTGGCCAAACTTTTCCAAAAACTGCAGCCAAAACTTAATGCCGTTTTTCTTGAAAAACGTCGGCCAATATAAATAGTGGCCTAGGCCCAGTCCGTAGGGCTCATCATCATGATCAGCCCCGCAACTAAATGCCCAAAACTTACCCGGCGGCAGTGCTTCGCCATCCATTTGATTACCCAGCGTACGCAAGCGTAATTCGCCGGAGGGCAAAAAGCCAAAGCGGGAGCGATTGCGTACTTTAATATCGTCAATAGTGATTTCGCTGCCATCGGTGGCCCACAACACCTCGCCGACCGCAAAGCCATACAGTACGCCGCTGAGCATCTTCTGGGTTTTATCATCCCATGCCAGCCGGTCCAGCACTGCCTCCAAGCGTTCAGCGGCTTTCTTGGCCTTGCGGCTGCTGTCGCCGGGTTCCACACCCCATTCTTTAGCAATTAAGGCCAATTCGCGTTGTTGTCGGCAGGTTTTTACTTGATCGTCGCGGGCGATGTCTTCGTAAATACTGTAATCGCCACCGCGCGCGGCTAGTACCGTATCACCGGCGGCCATGATCATATTATCCGGCAGATAACCTCGGGTAATATCGTGGCCACTGCCAGCGGTAGCAATCTCACGACCTTCGGGTTTAGCGGGCATGCGTTCAGCAAATACCGCTTCAGGGACGATAACGCCGTGCTGGGTTTGTACGTAATTAGCCATCTTAATATCCTGAAAAATCGTTGCCACCGGTCACGGTACCAAAACCGCGCTCAGTGTATGTGGGCTGGTCATCGCCCATAGAAACCCGTCGTCCCGTCGCTGCAAAGTCAATCGGTGCCGCTGGATTGGACCCGGCACATATTCCCAATGCACATGCCCAAAACCTATCAGCATGGCCTTTTTCTGAGCGTTCAGCGGTAAAGCGGATATTGCCTGAGGGTGTCACCGACTTAGTCACCGCTCGCAGATCGGCACGGATTTCAGGTTGATACGGGATGCGCAGTTTTCTATCTTCCATCGCCCCGCGTACTGGGTAGGCCAAAGCTTCTTTCACGGTACCGGTAAAGGTCACCAACTCAATGCGGTATTCGCCAAACTGCTTTTGTGCATCATCGCCCCAACCAATACCCAGGCCGGTGTAATCAATGCAACAGCGTGAAAGCAATGCCATCCACGGCCATAATTCTTTTTCCTGGTCCGGCTTGCTCATGTTTTTTAGGGTGATGATCTTGCGCGTGTACAGCACATCGCCCAGGCGTTCGAAGATCCATAGCACGGTTAAATCGTTCTTGCGGCCAATATCTAAACCGCCGTAGAGATTGCGTCCTCTGGCTTGCTCAAACGTTATTTCCCAGTCTTCGCCGCTGGGGTATTCCGCGCTGGCGATTAGGTCATATTCCAGAAATGCTGAATCATCATCTGCCGGGTTGCACATGTATTCCTGTGCAAACGATTCCTCGTCAGCACAGCCGGACTTGATAAAGTCGAAATAGTCCGCTTCAACCATGGCCTGCACTTCATGATCTTCAGGCAGTGACTGTTGCAGCTTGAATAAAAACCCTTGGTCCAAGGCATCTTGCAGCGTTACGCGGTGCAAGCTGATTTTCTTGGGGTTGCCGTGCTCGCGTACTTCGCGAATGAGCTGATTAAAAAAGTTATGACTGCCCCGGTGGGTGCTTATCAGCTCCATCGAGCCGCCCCAGGTAATACCCGGATAGGCAATCGACCACAGCTTGCGCGGATCAGGATGCAACGCGAACTCGTCCAGAATACGCCCGCCGCGCTTACCGGCTTGTGCATCGGGGTTGCTGGACATGCTGTGTATCCGCTTGCCGCTGGCAAACTCCAGCACATACGCAGTTATTTTGGCCTTTTCATCAATAACTTTTTCGCCAAGATCTTCAGCTGCAATTTGCAATATTTTTGCAAACATCTTGCAGTCTTCAATAAACAAGCGGGCTTGCAGATCATCCCGGCTGGATACCCACTGATCCCATTTATTGCCGACCATCGCGGTACGCTCGTCAGCTTTGTAAGCCGTTGACCAGCTGATACCAATTTGGCGGGATTTCTCCATCATTTTTAAGCGCGAATCATCCTTAATCCATGCCTCTTGAAACGGCAGGAATATGGCAGTTGGATTGGCGGGGATGATTTTTGCGTTTCCCATGGCTCAGCAAATCAGCAAATAGGCCATGATTGCACCAATTGTCAGGCCAAATCCGGCAATAATCGTAAAAAATAGCACCACGAAAGCTTCGCCAATCGTTTGTGCCAAATCCTTAACAATAAAATATAAAAATTCCATCACGCCCCCATCCCCAATGCTTCCCGAATCCGCGCAATACCGTTTTCAGACACCCCTTCCGCCTTGGCCGCTTTAGATGCCAATTGTGCAGCCTCTTCCCGCGCCAATCGCTTAGCTTCCGCCTCAAACTCCTTCTTCCACTTTGCCGACCCAATCGCTGACCGATTCAAATCAGCAATGGCCCGTACCAGCTTAGGCACGGCTGCCATACGCTCGCCAATCTCTAGCCCGCTAACTTCCTCAAACATATCCATAATCTGATCCATTGCGACCATTTCATTGGCTTCCATCAGCGCGGCTTTTTCATCGTCACTGGCACCGCGCAGGGCTTTGGCAATTTCCATGCGTTCGCGGGCGCGCGCCATGGACTTTTCCATCTTGCCTTTTAGATCGGCGCCATACCGACCAACAGCAGAGCGGCTGATTTGATAGCCTTGCTCTTGCAACCAAGCGGCTAAACCATCGTAATTGCCAAAGCTGTTATCAACTAGGCGAGTATTTAGGCCACTTAAAACTTCATCCGGCAAGGCGGCAATGGCAGCGCGTGGCGGCATCAAACCGGCTCCGGTCGAGCTACGCCCGGTACAGTCGATAGCCCTTGCTGCACATCACCGCCTCTAGCAGTCAGTGTTGCAATCCAAACGCCACCGGGCTGACTAGCCAGCACCAAACCTTGCTCATGTAACCATTGCAGATCCGCCCGTAAAATATCGGTGCCTGTGGCTTGACCATGTGCGGATAGGATTTTTTTAATATCCTGCTCATGCAGCGTATAGGCTGCAGCATCGTTTAAAAGCTTTAACACCGCCAATCGGCGGTGCTCAGTGATGTGTTGTTGATAGCCCATAGTCAGCCTATTTTTTATCGAGGAGATAATGATGGATAAGGTTTAGCGTCGTTGCCATGCCGTGTATTTCGCCTTTCAGCTGATTAAAACCACCATCCATGCCGTTTAATCGGTCATAAATCTTGGCTAAATCCTGAGTTTTTGGCGCGTGTTTCATATCCTGTTCCACCCGCGTTAACCGCTGGTTATGGTCATCCTGGCGTTCATCAATATGGCTCTCCAACTTGGCAATCGTCGCATTGGTCACTCGCTGGCGATTGTTTAGCCAGTTCATGATGCCGATCACCGCAATCAGTGCGGTCTGAATCACATCAAACCAAAATTTAGCCGCTTCATGATCCATAGCGTTTATCCTTTTTATCTTCGGCCTGTTGGCAATATATGCAGCGTGTGCAATGCGGTAACGCCGCGACGCGCCTAGGGTCAATATCGTTACCGCAATCATTACAGATGCCCGTTGAGGGTGGTGCGTCTTTGTCTGCAGCTGCACGTTGTTGATGCGGCAATAACGCCAGGTCATTAATAAACTGTGCAGCATGGTCGGCGGCCTCTTCCGGGTTCATGTGCTCGTCCGGATTGAGCAATACTTCTAAGCCTTTCATTACCAACCCCGTACTTCTGCGCGGCTTCGTCGGCGCTTGCCAGTGCTGACACCATATCGCTTAAAGGGGTTGATAATTTCAATATCAATTCGTCGGGGGATTTTTATTGATCGCGTTGGCAACATAGTTGTTACTGATAGCATTGCAGCAGCTAGCATGGCGGACGATTTCCTCATTTTCTAGCCACTCCTTTTACTTTTTCGACCGTCCGCAACGTGCCTAATCCCAATAGCCCAAACAACAAACTGCCCAGGGCGTCGATTTCAATCCCTGGAAAAACCGGTGGGAAACCGCTGGCAACAATCAGTCCGTTTAAAATCGGTCTAATAACAAACTCATAACCGTAACCAAACGCCCCCGCCCAGCCTACCGCTGGGCGCCAACCTGCAACAAATACAGAACTTGAGGCGGCTTCGATCTTATTAATATCAATTTGACCCAGTGTGTATTGCAGCTCCTTGGTCAGCTCCTGTTTTAGCGTATCCGCTTTAGCTTGGGCCTCAATATTTGCGTCTGGCCAAATTTTATCGACCGTGGTAGATACCAGGCTGGCAATTGCATCAATGCCTATCATTGGCAATCTCCTTTATGTCTAGGTTCATTGACAGCTTTACGCACTGCAGCCAGGCGGTTATGCAGCCGGGTATTGCGTGCCTGCTCACGAGCCCACAAATAATTGACAGTACTAATGGTTTTTTGATCCTTTTTAAACCGCGTATGCAGCAACTCCGCCCGCTCACGCTCACATCGCCAGCCCCACATTAAATACACTGCAAAACACACCAAAATATAAATCATCACACCCTCCTAACGTTAACCATGCGGCACAGTATGACGACTGCTTAACCGCCTTAGTTTTAAAGGGCTTTAAGTTTATTGGGGTACTAATCAATAGATACTGCCCCCGCACTGAGGAGGGCAGAAAATGAAAAAACGCGAATTTATTCAGGCGGCGTGCATCCAGTTTATGCCCGCGTTGGATTGGGATCTTAATAAAACCCTGGCCTATGCTGAAAAGCTATGGGAACGGCTGGATGAAAAAGGCTACGGCGCATTAAAAGAAACCGGCCCGCATGAAATTACCAAGGCCTACGACAAACTTAACCCGACTATGAAAGCCGCCTTTGACCTGTTCTGGCTGGCCTTTGACTACAAAGCCAGCAAAGACCGGGCGGCCGGGCGCTGGCTGCAACTGGGTGAATTACCAAAAACCGAATACGACAAAATAATTGCCGGCGCAAAACGTGCCGCAGCTGCCCGTAAAAACCTGCCAGAAGGCCAAGTTGCCAAAATGGCCGAAGGCTGGCTAGCAGAACGCCGCTGGCAAGACACAGAAGAAACCCCCGTCGACCAAGCCCAAAAGCAAGCCGCCCAGCGCGCCCAAGCGACGCAAAAGCTTAATCAAGATCTCGCCCACGCCAAAAAAATGGCCGACCAAACCGGCGATCCTTATTGGTGTGATGAGGTCAACAAGCTAACGCAACAACTACGCAGCCAACGGAACGCCCATGAGCAATAATACCCTAACCATCAGCACTAAAGGCCTGCAACTGCTCAGCGACATTGAAACCCTGCAACTGCATCCCTACGACGATCAAACCGGCCTGACTATCAACCGCTGGGTAACCGGCGCAACTATTGGCTGCGGGCATTTAATCGCAGAAAACGACTGGTGGATGTATCAAGACGGCATCAGTTACCAGCAAGCTACCGCATTATTTCGTGAGGATTTGCAACCGGTTGAAGCCGCTATCAAAAAGTGCATTACCGTACCATTGCAACAGCATCAATTTGATGCCCTGTGTTTATTGGCGTTTAACATCGGCATCAATGGCCTGCGTGGGTCCTCGATTGTTAAACTGATAAATAACCCAGCGGCTAAAACGCCATACCCGACATTAGGCAAAGCCTGGGGCGCATGGGCTAAAAGCCGCGGTAAATTTATACAGGGATTAATAAATCGCCGGGCCTGTGAATTTAACCTGTGGACATCGGGCACGTATGAGCACTGGTAACACCCATGCCAGATCAACGCGCCCAGCTGCTACGAGCACATAAACGCTACCAAGCAATTAAAAACTTTTACCTAAGCCGGGGCCGAACCGAACAGCAATGGCAGGCAGTCGCGGCAGACAACCACAAATTCAACCAGGTATGGCGCAAAATGCTGCGCTTGCCAGCCAGCGACATACCACCACCAGAGGCATACAGACGATGACAATAAAATTTATAAACCCACTTAAATTATTAGTTTTGTTAACCGTTAGTAACTATTTTATTTGGTTAATAGCACATATTTTTTTATTGCCATTAGCAATGATAGTGTTGCTATTAAATGCATTAATAACTGGCTTGCGGGAGGCATGTGATTTTATGCGAGATGAAGATTTTGATTTAAATTGCAGCAAGGAAAGTTTTAAGCGTGCCAAATACCGAGTTGAGCAATCAATTAGATTGACCGAAGAAAAAATTAAGTAACTATTCAGTCTTTAATCTGAGTGAGGCTATGCGTTTATTGTATAGCTCGTAGCTCGTAGGATGGGTAGAACGCAGTGAAACCCATGCTGATAATGATGGGTTTCGCGATG